ATTTTCATAGTAGACGGGATCAATTTGACTGCCAGCAAATTGCCCTGCCTTTGCACCAGCGTATGCTGTTGCGGCAGACAACGCAATCTGCTCTATGTTTCCACCATTTGCGGCAGACACGGCAGCTTGTGCAATGATTGGTGCGTTTGTAGCGCTGGCAACCTCTGCGCCCTCTGGCCCAAGAGCGTAGGTAAGGGCAATAGTTTCAATGATAGGCAAAGGATTGTGGGCTATGCTGTCAATTGTGTTCCCAACACTTGTTAAAATTCCGCTGGCCGCACTGCCAACAGCACTGGCTACATCAGAAACGCCTCCTGCCACATTGCCTGCCGCAGTGGACAAAGCGCCGCCAATATCGCCATGTGATAACTTACTAAGCCATCCCATTTATAACCCCTCTATAAATGGTTTTGCCTTCTTCATTGGTGCCTACAGGAGTCACTTGTATGTGTTGAGTGGCTTTTTTAAGTAGATGGATGTTTTTTTCATCATCTACTTCAGCAACAATTTGCGTAAAGCCAGCCACTTTCATGGCTTTAAAAAATTCTTTTAAGTTTTCAATGTAATTTTTAGCGCTGTCTGCATTGAATACATACATCTGTGCTTTATGGTCACCAAGAATCTTGTACAAAAACAGTGTATTGCCAGCCCTCATGATTCGGTACTGGTTGGATTCCACAGAAGAATACAAAAGGGCATAGACTTTTTTCCAGTCCAAGCCTGAATCTTTGACTTCATCAGAATGCTGAATGATTTCGTAAGGTTGCATAGTTGCCATATCTTAACCTCACTGCGGTAAGATTGACATGATGCCTACCATGTTGGACGCCCAGTCACGCCAGTCAGAATAACCACGAGGATCGGGAACGCCAGATTCAACAAAATAACCAATGCCATTAAGCCCATTGACCCAGTCCCTCCAATTTTCTTCAGGCACCGTCCCTAGCTGATTCGGCGCAAACAACTCCGCCATCAACGCGCAGTACTGGTCCCATGCCATCCCACGAGGGTCGTAGGTAATCATGGGTTGGCCGTCCCGCGCTCATCGCCAATATCAGCACTCAACAACACTTGACCTGTTTCATAGTTGCCATTGAGTGTGTTGCTCTCAAAACGAATCCGCATTTCACGACGTTGCTCACGCATATCAATCTTAGGCGTATCAGGCGCAAATGTGTATATGCTAGTTGTGTCAGCCACATCTTGAGCGTATGACTTGCCGGTGATATAAAGATTCATATCACCAGATTGCACAAAATCAGGCTCAACCCTTTCCATGCGAATCCATCTGTTGGTGTTTTCAAGCTGTCGTACTCCAGGGCCGCCACTAACCCAGCCAAGGCTGTTGGTCTCAAAATAAGATTGCACCGCATCCACATTGGTCAAATAAATCTGGTCAGTCCCAGACTCGTGCTGCCAAATAGTGTAGCTACTTTCTACATTAGGCTCCCAACCTGCCCAAATAGGCTTACGAAACACTTCTGAGAAAGTGCCTGCAGACCGTCGTGCACCTAAAGCCTCACCTGCATCATACCAAGTCTTTTCACGCACGTTGTAGATGATGGCATCAGTACACTCGGTGGCAGTGCCTCGAGGATAAAACCACCAGATTTCTCCCCATCTAGGCACTTTGGTAGCCCACACTTTTTGACGTTGCGCGTAGTTCATGTTGTCAAAGAACCAGTTAAAGTTCATTTGATTGTCAACTTCTTGCACCACGCCGTTGTACATTAAGAATCGATCCACGCCAATCCAGTAATATATGCCATCATACTCAATAACTGATTGGCTGGACATAATGGAGCTTTGGCTGGATATGAGGTCATACCGCCAGTAGAGAGTAGAAGCACCAACTTGCTGTGGCGCGTAAGTGACACGAATCAATGAGTCCAGGGACCAAAAGAGGCCGGCTGGGGATGTCGTGCCGCCTCGTAAAGGTAGACCTTTAACCACTTTGGTCGCCGATACGTTGTTCTCGTTGGCATCAGGATAGTCTTGGTTGTTCCAAGCTGAGAAATTACCAGCTGAGCTATTTTTAATTAGTCCGTTGTTGCCATAGACAAATAGATACGGGTACAGCATAACGCAGCCACCTGACACTTCAATGTTTGCACCAGAAGCATGCGCACCTGCCGTGTCTGCTACTGCAGCCATGGCGCCACCTGGAAAGTCGCCAATAAGAACTGGAGTATCAACTGTGCTGTCAATATGCGTTAAGTTTTGTCCAGGGTGGCCAATAACGCTTAATGCACCAGAGCCGCCACTATCATATGCAATATCCCATTGCCAAAGATTATTGGGGTCAGCAGTAAAGTCAGATAGCGTGATAGCTTCTGGACCAGAACCTACGCCATCATCATCATCCACTTGCCACCATTCAACGCCATCGCTATAGCCTGAATATACGTAATTCAAGCCGGTCAATGAGCTTTGAATCATGCCACGGGAAACGCCTGAGCCATTAAGAAAAATGCCTCTATAGCCAGCAACTTTACGAGGCCGACCGCGCTGAAATCGCACCCATTTGCCATCAATGTAAGTAGGCGCATCAAACTGCGTACCATCCCGTTGGATGCCCGGCTTGATGTTAAGTGCAATAACTTTAGCTGTCAAAATGTACCTCCACTTACCAAAGTAAGAGTTGTGGTAAGGCCCGCAGAGCTAAAGTAGCCTACTGCTGTGCCGCCTACTGCAACATCAAGCTGTCCAGTTGCGCCTAAAAACAATCCAGTAGTTAAGTCACCAGAAAAACGCAAAGATGGGTTTGCTGCTGAGCCATTGCCTAAAGTCAATGTTGGCAATGACGTAGAACTGCCAGAAGCAGCGTTATAGACATTGGTGCCATCACAAACAACAATGATTGAGGTGCCTTGTGGACAAGCAATGGTTGCGCCACCTACAGCCACTGTTTTAAATGTAAGCGTAAATGCGCCGGTTGTGTTGTTAGTAATGGCGTATAACTGCACTGTAGAAGGCAAAACAATAATTTGATTGCTTGTTAATGTGCCTGTATACTCTTGAATTAAGTTGGATGCTTGTGATGGGCTTAAGGTCAAAGTGCCACCCGTCACAGCCAATGCAAGTTGTGTAAAAGCAAACTGCACTGACTGTCCATAGCCAAAAGAGTACCAATTGCTGCCATCTGAGACCAGTACAAAAGACTCTGATAATTGCAATTGCGCATTAGAGTCGCCATCAATGGTGTCAGTGCCAGAAGGTGTAATAGTTAAAATGCCTGATCCAGCATTTCTAACCATACAAAACCAGTTATTGCCAACCGAACTTGCTGAAGGCAAAGTGAAAGTGCCTACACCACTGCCCCAAAGCAAAAACTTTGCTCGATCACTAGCTTGGATGGCGTAGTTGGAGTAATATGTGGTCGTTTGATACCCTTGATTGAGCGTAGATGCAATGGCTTTAAGCCCATACCCTGCAAGTGTTGCTGCATCTGCCGCTGAGGTGCCTGTACCAAAAGTAAAGACAGCCCAGTTGCCTGCAGGCGTTGTGTTGTCAGTGATGTAAACGTATTTGACTTGCCCACTGGTAATGGTTGCAATTGTGTTACCATCGTAGTCAAGCACGTAAAAAGTATTGGCGCCTACGTTACGAATCAAGCTATCTTGGCCCGTAGAGACCTGATTAGCCGGTGGCATATAGATGCTGATGTCACTTACTGTAGTGGTCACATCCATGATGTAGGCAACCACATCTTCTGTGTTGCCATTTACGGGCCATTGCAATGATGTGTCTGCAGAAAATGTGTACGCGGCATACCCAACTTCTGATGGTTGAATGGTTTGCCCAGATAGTGGGTTGACGTAAGTAACCATGGATTAACTCTCCACTGCGACGGATTGACGATCTGCCAAACGTGTCACATCTTCCAGCTTCAAAGCTTGGATGGCTTCAGCGTACTTTTGCTGGAAAATTTGTCGTTGGTCATTTTTAAGGTATGGCATTGCTTGAAGCAACGTGCCATACAGTACAGCGTTAGGCGCATTTCTAGTCAACCAGTTAGTTTGATTTGAAGAAGAAAGGGGCTCAATACGCTCGTAATAAAGTACTTCAAACGCGTAGGCTTGATCTGGCGTAGGCGCAATAAGCCAGTGATCATAGTCATAGTCACCATAATAGAGAGGCGCAGAGGTGCTTGTCGGGTCAGGCCAATAAGTCCTAAGGTACTCATATTTGCGAAGCAAGATGGGCTTTCTGGTGCCACTGACAGGGTCGAAATAGCTCATAGAAACAGTTTTGCGCCATCTTGCAGGTTTAGCCAGCACAGCGTTGCCTGCTTCCATATTGCTTTGCACAACCTGCTGTTGTCCAAGCGTTTTGATCTCTTGTGCAATCTCAAACTCGCAAAGAGTGATAAACGTAGGAATGCGATCAATGGTGGCTTGATCTGTACGCTCCAAGTACTCAAGTACAGTGGTCACCAATGAGTCATACGTGAGTGCAAAAGAGACTGTCATTTTATGCCACCATGGTTTCTGCTATGCCTTTGACATGCGCAACCCTATTGAGCCAACCCTTTAGAAATCGCTCATTTTCAGGCCGTTTTGCCACAATAGCATTGTAAAAGGCTTCTTTTTGTTTTGTAAACTCTTCAATCACGTCTTTAGGGCTACGTTGACTCACAGCAGCTAATGTGCCACGACCAATTGCGCCATCATCTATCACGCCTACAGCGCGTTGCAAAATTTTAGCAGATTGGCCTGTACCGGCATTAACTGCAAAGTCATAAACCAAATAATCCAGACCGGCAGGCAAATCATCGCCATGAATTCTGTCCCAAAAAGCAGTCTTATAGAAGTGCATAACCATTTCTTTAGGAGGCTTTTCACCCTTATCAATAATGGCCCACCCTTCCCATCCAGGGTTAGGTACACGTGCAATACCGGCATAAGTTTGCCCACCGGTATCCCCTTTTAAAGTGGTCAATTGATAGCCGCCCTCTGACTCAATGACTTTGTCAAATGCAGACTCCCAGTTTTCTTTCATTTTTTACCTTTCATGTCCATGATTTTCTCAAGGGTGCGGCCACCAAAGTAAAACGACATGATGAGCATGCCCCACTGCCCCAGCAATTCAACATAGTTGCCACGGGTTTCCAGATCGAACGCAGACATCATGGCAAAGGTGAAGTACGCCATCAAAATAAAAATCAACGTCAGAGGACGGATGTTCTTGGACAGCCAACTATCGCTGGACATGTCCGCTTTGAGGCGGTCCGTCAGGTTGTTCTGTTCGGTCTTGTATTCCTCAAGGTTGACATTGAGTTCACCAAGCTTGCCGTCGTTCTCAATCTTTTTCAGTTCGGCAAGAGCCTGTGCTTTGGCCTCTTCATTTGGCAGGACTCTGTCCAGAATCTTGCTCCCGACTTCCATCAATGCTGGCAGGGGTATCATCGGTCGGCTCCTTTTTAAACATCTCTTGCACAACATCCTTGCCTTTGATGGCCAGCAAGGTGCCCAGAC